GTATACGGATCTAGCATTATGTTAACCTAAGTGATTTAAAATGAAACTCTTCTAAACTATCCATTGTTTGTTTTGAATGCGGGTATGGACTATCTGCTCTATACCAATGATACATATAAATACCATTAACTACATGAAATTCATGCCCTGATTCTAATATTTTTTTATGTATTAAATTATCTTGTCCTAAAGTTTGACCTGTTGCTGGAAAGCCTCCTAAAGATCTCATAGTTTCAATACTTACACAAAGAAAAACTCCTGAATAATTTCCGGCTTCTTTTGGATTAATGTGAGGTGTTGTTTTACCCCAATGATATTTTGATAAATATTTACCAAGTCTTCTATGATAAGATATATCATGATTGTGTGGATCCACTCCAGGAACCATTTGTCTTAAACTAGCTAATCTATTTACTCTACAGGTAAATGCTTTTGCTTTTGGATTTTCTTGTATTGCATGTTGTAATTGAGGATACCAATCATATGTTGTGAACATAGCGTCATGGTCTATAATTGCTAACCAATCTTTATCAGGATGTTGGCTTAAACAATTATTATACGCAGTGCCCATACATCTTCTTCCAAAATCATTATCATCCCATGCAATGTGAGTCCAGATTTTTGGTTTATTTTTTACCTGTGATTCGTCAACCATCACAGGCTTTTACAATTAAATATAAGGTTTGTAAATAGATTTAATTTTACCTGAAGCTTTTAATTTTTTTAAATCACCTTTAGTTAATTTAGTTAAATCTAAATATTTAATGTCTGGTGAAATTTTTTTATCTTTTTTAAATAAATTTTTAATCCATTTAAACATTTATTTCTTACCACCCAAATGTTTTAGTTCTGTAGCTTTAATACCATACACGGCTCCAACTACAGCTACCCATAATGAAATTATCCACCAAGGCATGGTTTGTAATTTTTCAAAATATAAATCTAGTTTTTGTCCAATCTCTTCGTCTTCAGCGAACACGCTGTATGCTAATAAAAACAGAGGGCTTGAGAGAACTAATAAAATGAATTCGTCTTTCCAGTCACCTTTTTGATTTTGAGCAATCTGTCCAGTGTACTCAATTTCTCCGCGTTTCATTTTTTCAGCATGGACGATCTGAGCTTCAGACATTATGATCTCAGACTTCTTTTTATTCTTATAAATTTCTGCGCCAGTTTTTAATGCAGTGCCAATAATTGACCAAGGAAACATTATTTTTTATAACCTCCCTTTTTCATTTTGACTGGAGGCACTTGTGAGTTGGGTCCTTTTTTAGGAGGTATACCATATTTAACTCCACCTGATAGTCCTCCAACACTGTATGCTACAAACGTAAAAAAATTATCTTCTGGACTTACTACTGTTGGATCTATTGGTTTTGTTGGAGAAACAGGTGTTAAATTTATTGGTTCCTGCTTGGATGGTTTACTTTTATCCTCCCATCTTTTCTTTTGTTCTGCCGCTGCTCTTGCTTGATTTTCTTTTTTTATTCTATCTCTTGCCCAATAAGGAGTTTTATCCGCATCTCTTAAAATTTTTTGTCCAAAAAAAATTCCACTTCCAGGGATAATTGTATTTAAAAGTGCTCCAGCAAGAGTAGCACCAGCTTTTACTCTGAAAGTAGTTGATGGAGAAAGTTCTGCTCTAGTTTTTTTTCTTTGTTTAGTTAAAGCTTTAGATGCTTCAGGAGAAGTTTTATATCCTGGTGGCAAAGTTGTAAACTGAGCCATTGGGTTTCTGCCTCCACCTTGTGGTAAGAAAATGGGTTTAGGTGCTTTAGGTATATTTACTCCTCCATTACCTCTATCGGGTCCTTTACCTACATTTCCAGAAGAGCTAGCCATAGCTGCACTTTTTTTCTGAGACGCTGGGCTTCCCATATCCATACCACCTCCTCTATATCCTTTTGGCTTTTTCATAAACGGAGTATGATACGCATGTCTCATAGAAAATTCTTTTTTAGTTTCACTAGGTTGTTTAACTGCTTTACCTACATAAGCCTTAACAACTCCTTTTAACTTACCAGAGTTCTCCATAGCATAAAAAACAGATTCACCTTTTTTAGAACCATATTGTTCTTTAAATTTTTTCTTTAATTTTTTTCCTTTATCAGTAAGTGGCATTATTTTTTAGTTCCCCTCATTTTAGCTCTTTGTACTTCTAATTTTGCTTCAGCAACTCTAATTCTTTCTGCTGCTTGATCTTCATTATTTTCTAATTTCATTTTCTCAAGATCTAATCTTTCATCAATTTCATTTTCTTTTATTTCCATATTCATCATACCTTCTTCAGCTTTTCTCTGTAAGTCCATCGCTCTTAAATCTAGTTCTCTTTGTTTTAAAGCAACTAATGGATCTTGTTGTTGACCCATAGCCTCAGATTGTGCAAGCTCCATAGTTAATTGAGCTACTCTGTTTGCTATCATAGATGCAATTCTTATCTCTGCTCCTTCAGGATCAGACTGTAACATTTGTTGCATCATAGGATCATTTTGTATTTGAGCTCCCACTTCTCCTTGAGCTAACATAGAAACGTGCTCAGATATATGTGATTGCAGTGCTGCATAAACTTGTGGGTTAATCTGTACCATTCTTGTAGACATAAACGCTCTATGCGCTGCAATATGTGCTTGATGGTCTTGAGTTGGAAAAGCTTTTAGTGGTTTTTGCATAATCGCTTCCATATTCTCGGTTGCAGGGTCTTTTGGTACTGGTCTTTCTTGAGGTATTAACAATTGATCAATATCTTGAGTCCCCAATGCTTCATATACTCTCCGATATGCCTCTCTTAAGTTGTGCATCATCGGATTTGACATTGCAATCTTCAAATTCTCATTAGCTAACGTTACTCTTTGCGCCATACTCATGATATTTGGGTCTGCAACTGGAATTACATCGACTCTATCGTCAAAATCCGTCTGTTTAACTGCTTGATCTGCTCCATATACGGTATATGGGTAGATTGGTGGTAGATATGTGCCAAAAACTTTAGCTAAAAGTCTAAATTCTCTACGCATTGAGTAGTAACATCTCTTGTGAATAGCACTCATGACCCTCGAACCACGCTCTAATAGAGAAACAGTCGTGCCAACAGCTCTATTTTGTAAATCATTACCAGTATCCATGTTAGTTATGGCTGCAAATTTTTGTCCAGCGTTAACAACAAAGCCCATTAATTGGTATAATGTAGCTGATGGTTCTTTAAATGGTAAAATTTGGAACTGATCTTTGATATTTCCACCAGGTGCATCTACATCTCTAAACTCTCCTGGCTGAAATGGTTGGTCATCATCTCTAATTCTGATACCTCTAGACTTAAATCCTGCAGGTAAATTAGATAATGTCCCTGCATCAAGTAATTGTCTTAAAGATTGTGTAGCTGTTCTGCTTAATCCACCAATCATGTGAGTTAAACCAAAGCCATAAAAACCTAATCCTGGTAAAAATTTAAAATGTACAAAGTATTCTTTTCTTTTTTTGGTCTCATCCATCATATCATAGTTACGATAGATAGATAAAACTTCTCCACTTCCTTCATCAATAGTTACAATATATGGAACTTTTACTTGTTTCTCTGGATTCTGCATTTCAAATTCTTCTAAATTTAAATCGACATGCATTTCTAATATTTGATAAGAATATTGTTTATCCGTTGAAGGAGTGACTCCTTCTAATTCCTGATATTTTTTTTCAATTTCTGATGGTCCTTTTGATGTAGGTTTTAATTCTACTTCTCTATAGAATCCTGCCTGTTGTTTTTTAAGAATTTCATTCTCACCCATTTTCAATACGTGAGTAATTCTTTCACAATCCATCAAGTCCGTTGCATAGTAAGGCACGACTAAATCTTCTGCAGGAATAAATTTAGATACAGCTCGTTGCATCACTTCATCATAGTAAACTTTTTTGAATGCAGAGCCAGCTAGAGCTAAATAAAATAATAACTGATCAAACTCTGGAGTATATTCTTCCATCTCTTCAGTAATCATGTAGTTCATAAAGTCTTGAACTCTTTGTGCTTGATCTACTTTTTGAGAATCTTCCATTCCAAGAACTCTAGTTCTTACGGGTCCTGATGATGGAAGTAACTCTTTATACGCTTGTGCTTGAAATTGTGTTACGGCTTCGGATAGAAGTGGATGGGTCACGGATGCCGAGCCTTTAAACGGTCTTGTCATCTCTGTATGTTTAATACCTAGGAGATCTAGACTATTTGTATAACTTGTTTCCCAATCTTTACGGGACACTCTATCCTTCTTATAGTCGTCAAGCAATTCGTTAGACATTCTTTGTAGAACATCTTCAGACATATCATTTGCGAGATTTTTATAAAACTCTTCTTCTGCAGAAATAGCTTCCTCTACTGTATCAGGAGTTTCATCCTCAGTAGATTCTAATTCTATATCAATCTCTTCTGTCTCCGGAGTTGTAATCTCCGTTTCAATTGCTTTTTCAATTTCAGCCATATTAAAAGTTAATAAAGTTTAGTTGGTTTCATTCTCGCCATTCCGCCACCACGAGCTTTAACCATTGTCCCTTTTTTAAATAGAGGTTTATCAAATGTAAATCCAAACAAACCAGGATTGTCACTAGTCTTTTTTTTTGTCATTGAAGTGCTTCTATTTTTTATTCTTTCAGCATCTTTAAACTTTCTATATTCTTTTTTATCGGCAAAAGTTTTACCACCAGTTTCAATTTTACCATCTTTTAAAACATTAATAGATTTTTGATTTAAACCACTAACTTTTTTACCACCTTGATAAATTCCACTTCCAGTTCCTTTACTTGAATCTAAATTTACAAATTTAGTTTTAGTATTACCAACTCCTTTGTTAACACCATCTTTGAAAACATTACCTGTTGAATCTACTTTTAATCTTGGAAATGTTTTTTTCTCTGTTGGGCCTATAGCTGTTTTAAACTTATCTGGGCTATATGCTTTATTTGAAGTAAATAAACTTTTTGTTGAACCACTTGCACCTGTTGGTACACCTTTACCACCTAGCATCCCTAATTTAGATGCACCGATACCTAGAGCCATAGCCGCTAGTATCTTATTTCGTCTTCTTGATTTTTTTGACATGTCTTAATCTCCTAATTAATAATATACGTATTTACGTTCTTTATAACTTTCAATCTCATCCTCGTCAGCATAAGTAGTTACAAAAGAACCTTGCCGATATCTTAGCATAGCTTGTGTGGTACTGTCTACATAATCATCATGTTCACCATGAGGAAATGCTGCACATTCCTCAATTACTTCTTGAGCCCAATGTTCGTCTCGAGGATAATATACTTGCCCACTTTCGAAAATAGGTGCAGTGGCGTTGACCCGTGAGTGTTTGTCCTGGCCTCGTCCTGGAGTGTAATCCATCACCGGTATCCCCATTCTTCTAAATTCTTGTAATAAACTTTGACCACTGGCTTTAGCCTCAATGATCACGGTCTCTGGATTCCAATACTTATACTGATCTAATGCTACCATTTTTAATTCTGGAAAATCATATTTGCCTTTTATAGCATCGAGTAACATAATTGCATCTGGCCCTGATTCGTGAGGCGTGAATATTCCCCACGTAGTAATAGCTGAGTAGTCGGCAGTTTCTTTTTTAGAAAAAGCTGTATCATAACTTTGAATAACATGTTTTAAAATTGGAAAGTCCCCTGTCCATGGTTGCCACCATTCTCGTTTTAAAATCGCTCCTTCTTCTGAAGTTGGATTTTGCATATATTGAGCAGACCAGTTTCTAATGGATATAGACGCTTTAACCTTTTCCAGTTCCTCTAGAGACCAATACTCAGGCCACACGGGTCTCGCCTCTTCGTCCTCGCCCAAAATGGCTGGGAAAGAAATTGTTTCCCACTTATCTGCCTTAGGTTCATTTTGTGATTTTATTAATCGACCTGTTAAATCATCTTGAGCCCATCTTGTCATTACAAGAACAATTGAGCCTCCTGGTTGTAAACGTTGTCTTGGTCCTGATAGGTACCAGTCAAAAGTTCTCTCCATTGCTGAATCAGACATTGAGTCTTGTTCAGTATGTGGGTCATCGATAATAAGTAAGTCCGCCCCTCGTCCAGTGATTGAACCGCCTACCCCCGCTGCAAAGTATTCCCCACCATGATTGGTCTCCCAACGTCCCTTAGCTTTACTATCTTCTCGTAGTCTAACATCTCCAAAGATTTGTTTATACTCTGCACTGTCAATTAAATTTCTTACCTTTGCACCGAACCTTGCAGAGAGTTCTGCGTTGTGTGACACCTGCATAATTTTCATCTTAGGAAACTTCCCTATCATCCAAGCAGGAAAATAGATTGAAGCAAATTCAGATTTAGTATGCCTAGGAGGCATATTTACAATGAGCCTTCCTTTTTTGTTTTTAGATATTTTTGTAAACTCATGAGCAATATGTTGATGATGGCCCCACTTATCAGGATCTTTATCAGTACGACATATGAAGTCTGGCCAAACATTCTTTACAAAATATAAGAAGTTATCCTGACATAATTTTATATGTTGAAGCCACACTTTTTCGAGCCTCTCTCGTAATTGATCGGTGGTCAATAATTCTGCTTTAGTCATCTAGATTCAATATACACCCGGGTCCCCTAAAAATAAACCCCTGTATTCTACAAGGCCATACTACGTGTATTTGTCATATCAAGTAAAGGTAAAGTTAGTAAACTGTTGGAAAAAAATCGTAAAAAAATAAAAAATAAAAGTTTTTGATTTTTGGTTTTTGGTTGGTACCTCTATGGGTAGCCCTGGCCGTTAGGCCAGGGCAGGGGAAACTATCGCGCGCCTATTCTTTTAATAGTGTTTTTAATATTAATTATAAAATTATTATAATCATATTTTTTAAAAATTTCCCACGCTTGTTCAACCTCACAAGGTTTACTTAATGTAGGCGCCATTAACTTACACTTTTTATCGTGTGGCAAGTTATAAACAGAGTGACCTAGTTCATGTAGTACTACATGCAATAAGTACTGATAACCTCTGTCAATTGCTTTTTCAGTGATCCAGATATTAAGAGCCCCACCAACTCCTAGAACGTTCGGGTAGTTGTGAGTTGACTCACCTATTCGAACGTTTACACGTGGCAATTTAATACCTCTATTTCTAGCCTCGTATAAAATATCGATAACTTTACGTCTTAACTTATAAACGCTGTCATTCATTTTATAGTTTTTAATTTCTTTTGTTTTCATGTTTTCCCCTTTGTTAGTTGTTAAATTAAACATGTTTTATTTATATCCCATCTAAATAAGACAGTCAACTAATAAAATTATTTTTTTTTATTTTTATTCAACCTGGACGGGTACCCGTCCAGGTTGTGTTATGTTTATTTAACTATCTTTGTTTTTAACTCCACGGCCTCCCCATCTACTATAAATTTATTATATAGATGCGGATGCTTCTCCTGGAAAGCTTTCACATCGAAGCGCTTAGTATTTTTTCGCGATGCTTCAATATAATAAGATTTATTTTTATATTTATTAATTATAGAGCCGCCCATTCGGTCTACAATCTCCAGGGCTTCCTCCTTAACGTTTAACCATAATTTATTATATGATTTACGTGTGTCATTAATCTCGCACGCTTGAAATAACTTACTGTTTTCAATTGGCGAAATTGCCTGGCTGTTTTTTGTTTTTTGTTGTGCTGTCATAAATTAACCTCCTTGTTAGTTTGTTGTTTTATGTTTAACACATCCCATTAATATAAGATATTTAAATATAAGTCAAATAAAAAATTAATTTTTTTTTCTAGGCCAGGTTGTACGCCTGGCCTAGTTTAGAGCAATTCTTAAATACCCGCTATTATTAAGATTATTAAAACTAACCCAGTAGGCAGCGGAAAAAATACAATTAAACGAATTAAAAAAGCAATAAAATTATCCATTATGATGCAACCTTAATAAAACTATTCGTTGTTACCTTCCGCCCGAGTCCCTTCGCAACCAATCCAACAACCACGCCCGCAGGGTCTTTGAATCTTAAGTCGTGTTTATCTCCATCGATCACCCTTCTGGACATCCATTTTTTGGGTAACTTATCCTTGAATACTACAGCAACGTTTGCGCCCTTCTCCATTGCTGCCAATTGATCGGAATCGTTACGTCCTGAATCACTAAATGTAAAATGTAAATTCTTAAAATCATGATCAAGATAATTTAAGACTTTTGTATATTCGTAAAATTTTACATCCGGATGCAGCTCCATGAGAGTGCCACCTCCATCAACTTTCATTCGATGCCAGGGCAGGTCCGAAGTCCCATTGAGTCTACAAGCGAATTTATAGCCCTGAGATCTAGCCCGCTTCTTTAGCTGCTCGATCTCCTGGGACAATTCCCACAAGAACCCGTTTTTATTGGTCCAGAAGTAATTCGTTTTATTGACTCTGGCCCTTTGTACTGAACCCATCTGGCCCCGTCCTGAGGTATTCAAACATGGGTTGATACATCCCCCTGGCCCTTTGGTTGCCTTTGGGCAAACATTCCGGCCGCTTAGATCATATGGCGCTAGATGCAAGATCGCTGTTTTATATCCGAATGCTTCCCCCTTTGCCATCTTAGTTTGTGAGTAATAATTTAATAACATTTTTTTGCTCCTTTGTTAGTTACGGCAGCCTCAACGCTCATTCAGGGCCCTGGATCTATAGCTTAGGTTTACAACTCCTTACCGGTCCTGACATAGTAAACTACTGCCTTGATATCCCATTTATATAAGATGGCTGCAGCTGTCAACTATTATTTTTATTTTTTTTTATTTTTTTTATTTTTACTGGTCCAGATTTTTTTAAAGGTAAAGGTATTTAATTTAGAAAAAATTCTCGTTGTTTATCTCAAGATTTACAGGCGTGTAAAGGTACATATAAAGGCGAAAAAATTCGTTGTTAATCTCAAGATTTACGCGTGAGTAAAGGTACACGTATCTAGTAAAATTTTCGTTGTTGATCTCAAGAAACACGCGCCAAGCTATGCTTGGCGCGTGTCAAAGTCTCGTGAGGCGTGGGACTTGGTTTTTTACGCTTGGATTTTTTTGATTGCGTCTTCTAAATTTTTAAATTTTGCGACAAGGACAAAGGCTCTCGGCTCTCGGATCACGAAAATTTGATATTCTGAAGAGCTCTTCTGCGAGAGGCACTCTCGCAAGATAAAAGACACGCCACCATTTTTAAAATGTGTCAAATGCCAGTTGATCTGATACTTGGACAAGCCTAAATTCTTGACGTTATTAGACTTCAACTCAATCCAAATACTTTTGTTGTTTATCAACCAATAAACATCTGGTATTCCATTAATTGTTGGGCTTTCTATACGAAAAATTTGACCTTTTAACTTTAAATTTTTTATGCGTTGCCACAATAAACTTTCTGATTTTTTCATAATGTTATTAGGTCAATAACATATAAATAAAAAGCCCTCAACTGCACTCTCGCGCATTGTTAAGGGCTTTTGTAGGACTTTAGCTGTAATTAAAGTCTAGAGCCTAATTACAACAGGTTGCTAACTTACCTATTGGACTAGTACCAATTCTATTTGCTCGGCAACTCCAATAAAGTTTGTGGAACTTCCAAAGTAATTTCAGCTTTGGACATTTCTTTTTTCAAAGAACTAACCACGCTATTTATATGTGCGCCAGTATGAATAATCATTTTACACTTCTTTTTAATTTTATCTAAAGAATTATAAACTTTATGATTTTTTCTAACATAGCCTTTAGCCTCTTCAAAGCAAGCCTCGTTAAGTTTCTGCTCAATACTATCGGGACTTATACTACCTTTATCCCAATATATATCATGCCAACCTCTCGCTTTACCAAGTCTAATTGCTTTGGAATTAAATAGAGAACTAGCATTTTCCCAAGCGTTTTTTAATTTCTTTTCTGTAATGCTTTTGTTATTCACAAAATCATTATAGGCGTTGTAATGTTTATAAACATTAACAAGCTCTTTGTGTAAGCCACATTCTTTAGCAAAATTAGTTTTTTTCTTTTCACTAATTGACTGTGCCTCTTGTGAGATTTCAGTATCAACTGATCTTTGTTTTTCGTAGAATTCATCAGTAGTAAAATTATTCCAGAATTCTAACTCATCTTTTCTTATTGGTTTCATTTATTGCTCCATTTTTTTCTTTGTTAGTTTAAATTGTGATGTTTGCGTGGGACTTGCCCTACCTTGCCGAAACACCACAAAGTTATTTTTATTTTTTAACAGTTGTTAAAAATAACCAAAAAATTCTTTTTATCCAATAGTAAAGCCACCAGAAAATTTACAAAAATTTGCAAACTCTTTTACATTTTCTAAATTAAAAGGATAATTACCCATACTATTTCTTTTTTGTAGTATTCTATCCCACTGTTGCTTTTCTTTTTTCGGAAAATTTATTGGCGCCCAATCAGGTTGATTGTATTTTTTCTTAACACTTTCACTAAAGGCTTGTAGCTCTTTTTCAACTATTTCATTTTTCTTTTCTGCTTTTTTTCTTAAAAGCTCAAACTCTTTAGCATATTTTTTAGTATGACCAGTGTTA